GAGCTCTGCTACAACCGTCGATTAGAATTTCGCGCTGACCTCCCGAAGCGCGGACTTCTATAATCTGCACCAGGCCCTCTTCGCCATATGCTTCTGCTTGAACGATCGGAGCGCTTTGCCCGGTAGGGTCCATTCGGTCCCGAATTTCCTGTAATTTGGATTCGTTGTCGCCGTCAGCATTACCTATAAAAATTTGAACCGGCATGTTTCTCTCCTTCAAGCTTTGAAAATCCAACATTTAACGGTGGGGCAGCGCGTGATCATGGGGTTTTTGGCTGATTGCGCGGACCGCACTGCGCTGTCGACGGCCTTGTAGTCCAGAAACTTGTGGCTGCGGGATTCCTTAAGCAGGTCTTTCAACGTTGTGACGTCTGATAGCTTTTGACGGTGCTCTGCAGCACGTTCAGCAAACTCGTTGAGATTGATTGCGATGACATCCTGGTTCTTGCTGTGGTTGACCAGGGGCTCGTCGTAGATCGACTCTAGGTAGTCATACACCTGCCAAAACTCGGCAACAGCACTGTGGTCAGCGTTGGTCGTGCTCTGCCGCTCCAGCGCCATTTCGACGATCTGACGGCGCGTGGAACTGACTTGTACTTCGGTCAGAGTGATGACCAGGCGGATGGCGTCCAGCAGGGCGAAAAGCTGAGCGTGGTTCTTGATGATTCGCTCGACGCCGATATAGCCCCGCAAACCATTTCCGCACTTGCGACAGGAGCCGTCACCGCTGAACTGGGTGTCACAGGCGAAACAATGTGTGTGCAGCCGGCGCAACTTGGCTTCGTGTTCAGGAAAGCGCTTGCTGAACAGGTCCATCACCTCCGCCTCTTTGCGCACTGCCTGCAGGAGGAAGTGGCTTAGGGTCTTCCCGTCCAAGGCATTGAGGTTGTCCGCTGCAGCGCGGCTTTCCGGGGTGACAGTTGGGCGAATGAAGTGCAGCTTCACGATGCGCGTCATGATCGCTTCGTGGGCCACCACTGCTGCGTTCTGGCTGATTGCGATCGTTCCGCGAAACGGAGGTTCGTAGGTTTCGTTGCCGGCAGTCTTAACGCCCTTGGTCGCCAGCGTGCCGCCGCCGAAAAAGTCTTTCAGCTCGTCCCATTCGAAGGTTTTGGCGTGCGCCTTGTCTTCGCTATGGCGGTCGGCCTCGAGGAACACGACCGGCATACCGGACACTTGCCCCATCAAGCGCGACCGTCCGGCCTTGGTGGACTTCATCGGGTCGAACCCTTCGTAGCCTTCACGGCCGAGTAGTTTCCACAGCAGGTTGAGCAAGGTGGTCTTGCCGGCACCGGCTTCGCCGGTGGCTTCCAGGAATGGAAACGACTGGTAGCGTGCGCGGATCTGCTCGCAGAACAACGAACCGAAGAAGAACAGCAGCGCCGCCAACCCTTGGGTGCCAAAGCAGATCCAGAGCAGGCGCAACCACTCCTCGTTGTAGCCTTTCGAATCGCGCTGCAGCTGCACCGGCACGCCCTTCTGCAGGGTCTTGAGGCGCATTTTTCCGAACTCGAAATAGTCTTCGCTATTCACCGGATAAACGTTGCCATCCTTGATGGCCACGTCGCCGTAGATATAGCACTCGTATTCCTTGCTGTAGCCGACGTAGTCGATGGTAGAGACGGTTTTGATGCCATAGAGCTGGTCTTTCATGAGCTTGTCCAGTTGTTGGCCGCTGCCGGTGTACATGGCGCCAGCGGCCATCCCCAGCAATCGCTTTTTGAATTCGCTGGCGGCGGCAAGCTGGCCGCTGGTGAAGGTGTTCTTGACGCTGCCGGCGTCATGGGGGAAGTCCACGCGCAGGTAGTACCAGGACTCGTCGGTGACTTCGTTCCGCTGGAAGTACAAGGCTTGCGGGTAGCAGTTGGCGATCTCCACCACGCTGCCGGATTGCTGCAGCGCCTTTTCACGCATCTGCGCTTGGTTCAGCAGCTGCTCATCGTGATTTTCACTATCCTCAAGATCCTGGACGGCCCGGTTGTACTTCTCCATGTCCAACTTGAACCAATAGAGACGGTTGCCGAAGCCCAGGTGGAATTCGCCGCGCTTGTTCCAGTCGTACATCAGCAACGCCTTCTCGGCGGCGCTTTCGGCTATTAGCAGTGCACCTTGGTGGCGGATCTGCTTAACGTCTGTAGCGACCTGAGCGGCCCGCCTCTCATCACCATCAATAAAGGCCCAGCGCTGATGCAAGTCGTTCCAATCGACCTTGCGGCCGTCGCGCTGAGGGATCTGTGCTGCCTCACAGATGAAGCCCATCTCCCGCGCCTGACGGACCCAGCGACGGGTGTAGGTATGCGCACCAGGTTCGTTATCAAGAGCCCAGACGAGCTTCGGCAACTTGTCAGTTCGATCGCGCAGCAATGCTTTCAGTGACTCTTCAGGGAAGGCGTTCGAAGACATTGCCGACACGGCGGAAAGGCCGTTATGTACAAGTGCAATCGCGTCAAAGATGCCTTCAACAATCCAGATTTCTTTGACCTCGAGCAGGTCCACGCACGGCGGGCACCACCACACCCCACGGTAGGTATCACCTGGTTTGAAGCGTGCTTTCATTTTGCCGAAGCGGGCAGGACGATCGATCAGGCGTTCCCAATATCCACCTTTCTCCAGGGCGAAACGCACCGTTGCGCTGCCTGCCTGGTCATTGCTGGAGTAAAACGTTTCCTGAGTGAACCAACCACCGATCAGCGAAATATCGAAGCCGCGGGCGAACTCTAGGTAGGCCCGGGCGGTTGCTGTTGGAGCACTTTCGGTGGCCGGAGCGCGCTTGCTCCAATCTTCAAACAGATCGTCGTAGAGCTCCTTAACGTGCAGCGTGTGGCCGCACTTTTCCTGACGGCCACAAATCAGCTGCCACGGGCTATCGAAACGTGTGTACAGCTCTTTCTTGTTGCACTTTGGGCAGACGCCACCACGCATGTAATTCGTGGGGGTGCGGTGCTTCAGGCCAAAGTCTGATTCGATGCGCTGCAGAACGTCATGACGCAGATCTTCTCTCATGGTTATTTCACTGCTTTGAGGCTGAGGCCAAGGCTTTGAGTGAGGGCACCGATCAGGTGTTTTTGAGCGGCCATCACCGGGCTATTGGCGAGAATCGATCCATGACGTAGGCCATCAGGAATCAACCGATATTCGTCTGCGTACCAAAGGTCATTGAGGCTGAGACGGTATTGCTCGCGCAGGTTGGCCAAGAGCGCCTGGGCCTGACCTGGTGTCAGTTTTGCGTTGATGTTCATGGCGTTTTCCATCGTCAAACCTCAATTTCGGACACAGCTCACCCAAACCCACGGCAGTGGGACAGGCGATTTATTGGGTGGGTGTTACGGTGCGGCTACGCGGAAACGACCGTTATCCGGCGCATTGAGAATGCGTTCATAGATCAGACTGACCGGAACGGCCCAGGCTTTGCCTGTGGCGGGGTCCATGATGACGGTGTGTGTCGACGAACTGCTGCCGACGTCGAGTCGCTGCCGATCGCGTATCGCTGACATATCGCTGCAGGCTAGGTGCACGGCCTTCTCTGCTGTGGTCGTCAGGATGTCGAAATCCGTGATGAGGTACTGCACTGTGCGGTCGAACAATTGTTGGTCGTCGCCCAGGTGTTCGCATTGGTGACGCTCTAGGAACAACAGCGCAGCAGCTTTGAGCACGTCCTGGTATTCCTGTACTGCAGGCCGATAGTTCATTGAGCAACCCCTGATTTGTTGCGGTACAGATCGATAGCTGCAAGCACTTCTGCGTGACGTGCAGCCATGTGTAGGTTGTGAGCATTGAGTATGTGTTCTGCTTCGATTTCGGAAATGCAGCCATCCGCTAAAGCCTTCGCGATCTCTTGGTCAACACATCCCCGCTTGGCCGCAACGTTCACCGAAAGGGTATACATCTCGACGTTGTCCAGGTTCTCCGGATCTGCAACCGGAACGAACAAACCCCCATACATTGCTGCAACGTAGTTGGGAAAGTGCTGGGTGCCAGCCTCCTGCTCCAGTTGGTAGAGCTGGGCGTCTGAGAGCGGGCGACTGTTGTTATTTTCGTACGCATGGTTGTCGAATTTTTTCAGTGCCAAACCGATGCGCGCAGCGGCGCATTCTCGGCCACCTGGGTAGCTGCAGATAATGGCGCTGACTACTTCCCGACGAGTCTTTAGAACTGAACTTTTCATGTTCTGCTTTTCCCTGTGGCTCAGTGCCATTACTGTTCGATCACGCCGTCTTTGATACCTAGCAATACAGCGGCGCGATGTGCCTCCCCACGGCGACAACGGCTCTGGCCACTCAGCACCGCGTATACGGTGCTGGGATTCAGATTGTGCTGTTCAGCAAAGTCCTTTGCGGATTGACCGCGCTTATCCAAGGCTTCACGCGCTTGTTGTCGGGCTTGCTCGGTGATGCTTGAGTTGGGCATAGTGCAGTTCCGTGCATTTTCATGTGGTGTGAGATGCAGAATGATGCACTTCGATGCATTTGTAAATATCAGAGATGAATAATTTTGCACCTTTCCGAAGAGATAGGCTCCCGACTGCAGGAAGAACGTAAGCGTTGCGCTTTGACGCAGAACGAGATCGCAGAAGCGCTTGGAATAGCCAAACGGACGCAGGCCAATTACGAAGCAGGAACCAGTGACGCGACTGCGTCTTACCTGAGTAAAGTCGCGAGCCAGTTCGGTTTTGACGTTCCCTACATCCTCAATGGCTTGCGCTCTACGTTGGCTGTGGATGCTCTCAGCGACATTGAGGACCAGCTGGTAAAGCAATACAGAAGCATCGCTCCAGGGGACCAAGAGGCAATTCGTCGATTCCTTAAAGCCATGGCCGACGATGCTGCCCGTCAATCGAAGTGACTTGTTACAACGCGTGTACGACATTCGTCGCCCCCTTGTACTTAAGCCAGTTCCAGCCCCGTCAACGTCGGTTCAGCAATGCACTTTATGGAGTAGTACGCATGTTGGATCGCAAGAAGAACGACCTTGGCAATATCGGAACCACCGAGTTCGAATGGACAAACCTGACCAAAATCGAACGTCGCCTCATTCGGCTGTACCGCATTCTGAATGAGAAGGAACAGGTTCATCTCCGTCGTATGTCCGAGGTCCTGGCGACCCATCCGGAAGAACCGGTTGGTAGCTGATAGCCGTTTCATGCAACCGATCGCCGACTTAATGAGTCGGCGGTTTGCGCCTCACGCCACTGCCTGTGAACCAAGCTGCTCGAACAGCTCTCGCTGTTTCGCCCTGGGCATATCCCTCAAACGATCAATCAACATCCTTTCGAATGACTGAGCTGAAGGGCTCAGCGTGTGAGAAAAAGTCAGCTCTGCGACCCATGTGTGCCCGCACTTTGCGTCCAGGCACTGGCAGTAGAGCTTCACGAAATCTACGGAAAATTTCTCCCTCGAAGAGATCCGTCCTTTGTGTCCGCACTTGCATTCAACTCGCATTGTGTCCCTCCCCAGGGCGTCCAATCGCCACTATATTGCCACAATATGTAGTGGCAATCTCTTAGCTATGCACTGGATGCAGTGGAATCAACTGCTGTTTGTGGTTTTCTCCAGGTGAATCGCCTATCTTCGCGTAGAGTGTCATTCAACTGGTTGAACAGCTGACAGATCGGCCGGATCTCGTTGCTGGTGTACACGCGATCGATCTTTTCGATGTCGCCAAAGCCAGCGCTGTTTTCCGGGATGATTCCGGCCAATGCCGGGTTCATACGCCAGGCGGCGATAACGTCGTTGCGCGTGATGTTCTTCACCTTCTCCAGCTCGTCCTTCGCCTGGAAGTCGCCGACCGGGATGATCTGAATCGCTTTCTCCGCGCCGCCCGGGATGTTCACGAACATCGACCGGAAGTTACCCACACCCTTGCTGGCACTGATCTGATCGCGCAGGGAGTCTTCGTCTTCCTCAGTCAGGTTGGGGTCGTTGGTGTAGAAGATGTAGCCCGCGTGCGCGCCGTTGCTGTAGTAGCGGCGTCGGAAGAGGGTGGCTGCTTCGTTCAACAGCAGCGCCTGCATACCGCCCAGGTAATCGGGTACACCGTATATGTTCTGTTCCACGTCGTAGTTCATGACGTGCTCGACTTCGTGCTCTTCGAACTCCACCTGTTTGCCGTCCGGCAACAGCATCACAAACCCGCCCCCAACCCTTACCCGCATGTTGATCGTTGGCAGGTGGTCCATATGCAGCACCTGGCCAAAGGCGTTTCGATTGCGGAGAAAGTACGCCTCACCGAACACCATAAAATCCAACCCGGCACGGCTCATGGTTTGAACTGAACAGCCTTCAGAGGCAATGAATTCACGCAGCAACAGGTTGCGCTTGAACCCGGGAATGGCGCCGTGGTGAGCGTTGGCGCGCAGCAACTTGGCTAGGCCTTGGCGCGATACCGGAGGTGTGTAGGTCTTGCCGTCGTGGGTGGCGAACACGCCCAGGTAATGCCCGATGTTCTCGGTCAGAACCTGTTCCGGCGCACCGAATGAAAACGCCCGCATTGGACCTGGTGCTGGTTTTTGCGGCTGGTTTTTTACTGGTTTGCCCATGGGTGCTTGGTCCGCTGAGTGTGTAGCGGCTGCGCCGCTGTTTGTTGGTGTTGAGGGGTTCATGGGCCAGGGCATGCATGATCGCCCAGGCAATGTCGGCATGGCCGGAGGCGTCGGTGCGTGATGCGCTGTACGTGACCTGACCACCGCCGGTGGTGCCGCGTTTGATCGTCAGGAACGCCTGAGCGATGTCACTCCAGCCCGCATCCCACTCGATCCGGCTGCCCTGAATCGTGTCCTGCGCCTTGAGCACCAGGGTGTTTTTGGTTTCGAGGCTGTAGTGGATTGAGGTCGCACGCGGGTAGAAGTCGCGCACCAGGTCGAACACGCCGTAACCGATGCCGGTGGTATCGATGCCGATGTGCTGCACGTTGAAGCGTTCGGTGAGCTTCTTGACCTGGTCGGCCTGGAACTTGAACGACTGCCCACGCCAGCTGTGTTTCTCCAGGATCCGGAACTTGCCGCCGTCCTCCAGCGGCGGTGCGATGACCACGCAGCTGGCATCGTCGCGGGTCCGACTCGGGTCATAGCCAATCCACACCGGGCTGTTGCCGAATGGACGGGGATCGTCGGGGTCGTAATCGGTCCACAAGGACAGGTCGGAATAGCAGCGTTCCAAGTCGACCAGGGAAAAGGCGCTCTGCGTGCTGTCGATGAACTTGCACATGAACAGCTGCTGAAATTTGTCCTCGTCGTACTCCAGCTGCAGCTGCTCCAGGTCGAACAGATCGCAACCGCCGGCGATGGCGTCGAGGATGGTGATTACCTTGCGCCATTGGCCGTCCGGACACAGCGTGCCAGCCGCGGCTTGGGCTTCGCTGGGCCACGGATCCTTGGCGTTTTTTCGCTTGCTGTTGCGGAATTTCTCACCCGTCCAGAATGGATAGGCCTGGTGCGACACTGCGCTGGGCGTGGAGAAGTAGGTTTTACGCCACTTCTTGTGGGTGGCCATGGCACTGGCGACGGTGTTCAGTTTCTCGAAGTCGCGAATCCAGAAGTACTCGTCGACGTAGACGTGCCCGTGGTGACCTTGGGCGGTACTGCTGTTGGTGCTGAGAAAGCGCAGCTCGGCCCACGGTTTTCCATCCTTGCTCAACACGATCGGGTTGCCGGTCAGCTCCAGGCCGAACCATTCCTGCGCGAACGAGACGATGTAGCTGCGGAAAATCTCGGACTGGGCGCGGCTGGCCGATAGGAAAATCTGGTTGTCACCGGTCAGCACCGCGTCCATGAAGGCTTCGCCGGCGAAGTAGTACGTCAGGCCCACCTGGCGGCTTTTGAGAATGTTCCGGATCCGGCTGGTCAACGGGTTCTGCTTGGCGGCGAACAGCTCCTTTTGGTAGCCGTACATTTTGCTGATGAACTTGTCGAGAAAGTCCACCTCCGTCAGTTCGCCCACTTCGTTTTTGGCTTTCTTCTCGCGCTTCTTCCCGCCCTTGTCGCCGCGATCGCCTCGATCCCGACGCTCATTGCGTTGATTGTCTCGGCGCTGGCCATCGTCCGCCGGCGGATCGCCGATCGGCGCCGGTACCGGTTTAGCGGATTGCTTGAGCAACCGTTCGCGAACACTGGTCAGCCGGTCGAGTTCGTCCAGATCGGCCTTGGTTAGTGACGTAGCTTTGTCCAGGAGCAGGGTGATTCGTCGGCCGACGGCGGTCAGCGGTTCTTCATCCGACAACATGTCGTCCCACTCACCCTGGCGGATCCAGTAGTAAACGATCCGGATGTTGGGCAGGGATAACTGCGCCTGAATTTCACGCGGCTTGCAGCGGCGTAAATAGAGGCGTTTGGCGGCTTCTTTAAGTTCGGGGGCGTATGGCATGGCCGCAGTCTATGCGGCGAAAACGCTGGAAACGTGGGGGTAAAATCCGCGTTAGACCTAAAATCGCGAAATAGGACCAAAGCAAAAGTGAACCGTTTGTTTGGTGGTCCGACGGTGCATATCGTGGCGACTCAAATCAACGATTGAGCGCAGTTATCGCCCATGCCCCGTTCCCTTGTTTCGTTCTGGAAACGAGTCGCCACCAGCGGCCCGACCGTAGATGGCCGCGAGATCCTTCCCCAGGAACTGCGTGATATCGCTGATACCTACAAAGCTGCCACTTACACGGCGGTGATCTGGTGCGAGCACGAACGCTGGTACGGCTCCCATGGGACCGTGTTCGCCGTGCGCCTGATCGAAGAGGCCGAGGATCTGGCCCCTGGTCATGTCGCCCTAGAGGCGCAGTTGAAGCCCAACGACAAACTGCTCTGGCTCAACGACCAGGGCGAAAAGCTGTTCACCAGCATCGAGATCACACCCAACTTCGCGAACACCGGGAAAGCCTACCTGACAGGCCTGGCTGTGACCGACGAACCGGCCAGCCTCGGTACTCAGGAGCTCTACTTTTCGAAGCGGACCAGTAAGGCCGCGTACTACGCCGCCTCTATGGAGCTTGGCCCATTCCGCGAACCCGAGACCCAAGGCGAAATCAGCAAGATCGCTGCCATGTTTGCGGGTCTGTTCAAGCGCTTCGGCCTCGAAGAAACCCCCGCATCCCCGCAAACCCCCACCGAGAGCAAACCCCCAATGGATGAAGCTACAGCCAAAGCGCTGAAGGCACTGCTGGAGCAGCTGTTGCTTGTTGCTGCCGGAATTCAGGCCGTGATCGAACCCGTCACTGATGAAGTTACGGACCCTGTGGTTGACCAGGTCGATGACGTAGAAGTCGCTGTGAAGGACATCGTCGATCAGGTCGAAGCCGATCGCGAGTTCGCGAAAAACGGCGACACCGACAAGCGCCTGGACAAAATCGAGAAGCTGTTGAGCAAGGCGTTCAACACCGTCAGCACTCGTCAGGTACCGCGCGTCACCGGTCCTGCCGACACCAAAAAGCGGGTGCTGTGATATGAGCCAACAATCGCTATCCAACCGCGCCCTGAAGCAATACGCGGCCCTGCGTGAGGCCATCGCCGAGACCTACAGTGTCGACGTGACTCGCCAGTTCAACGTCGAGCCGACCATTGCCCAGGAGCTGAACGACAAGATCACCGAACGCGCCGACTTCCTGGAGCGCATCAACGTCATTCCGGTGACCGAGATCAAGGGTGAGAAGGTCATGATCGGTGTGAGCGGTCCCGTGACCAGCCGCACCAACACCAAAACCACCGACCGTGAAGCCAAGGACGTTTCCGACCTGAACGGTCTGCCTTACGAACTGTTCCACACCGAGTCGGACGTGGGTCTGCCGTTCGCCAAGATCGATAGCTGGGCGAAATTCCCAGACTTCGCCGATCGCTACTCGGCAGCGGTACAGAAGCAGATTGCCCTCGATCGCATCATGATTGGCTGGCATGGCGTTACCGCTGCAGCCCAGACCAACCTGGCCACCAACCCGATGCTGCAAGACGTCAACAAAGGCTGGCTGCAGTTGGCCCGCGAGCAGATTCCTGAACAGGTTCTGCTGGAAGGCGCGGTCGACGGCAAGATCACCCTGGGCGCTAGTGGCGATTACGAAAACCTCGACGCCCTGGTGCATGACGTCAAACAGATGATCAGCTCGGTGTTCCGCGATGGCGGTGACCTGATTGCCATCGTTGGCAGCGATCTGTTGGCCAGCGACAAGGCCAAGCTGTACTCCAACCAGGCCGGCAAACCGACCGAAAAGGAACGCATCGAAAGCGCCCAGGTCATTGCGACCTACGGCGGTCTGCCGACCTTCACCGTGCCGCATTTCCCGGTCAATGCCGTGGTCGTCACCAGCTGGGACAACCTGTCGATCTACTTCCAGGACAGCAGCTGGCGTCGTCACCTGATCGAGAACCCGAAACGTTCCCGCGTCGAGGATTACAACGGCCGAAACGAAGGCTACGTGATCGAGCAGCTTGAGAAATTCGCGGCCGCTGAAAACGTGGAGCTGATCTGATGAGCCTGGCACTGGCGCACAAACGCCGCGTTCAAGCCGAAGGCCCGGCCGCTGCTGCGCGTGCCGGTGCCGAAACGGCGGTGTATTCCGCCGCCTCCGCGCTGGCCAGCCCAGCTAATGGCAAAAAACACCTGAAGCTGATGGAAGACGCATTGGCTCAGGACCTGGAGCGAATTGGCGCGATCAACAGCCGCGAATTGCGTCAGCAGCTCAAGCGTGACGAGCTGCTGCCCAAGTACCTGGACTATGTGCAGCGCTACCGCGATTCCGGATTGAGTTTCCCGAACTCGGTAGTGATGCAGGTCCTGGTGTGGCTGTTCGACACCGAGCAGTTCGACGCGGGTCTGGAACTGGCGACCTTCGCGATGGGGCAAGACCAGCAGCTGCCTGAGCGCTTCAGACGCGACGTTCCTACCTTCGTCGCTGATGCGGTGATCGACTGGGCTGAGGCTGAGTACAAGTCCAAACGCAGCCCAGAACCTTACCTCTCCAACCTGCTGCCTTTGGTGGACGGCGAATGGAAGCTTTTTGAGCGCATCCCAGCTCGCTATCACAAGCAACTGGGGATTCTGGCCCTGGACCAGCGCGAGTTTGCGAAAGCCATCACCCACTTTGAACGTGCGGAAGCTCTGTACGAAGGCATCGGTGTTGGTACTCGCCTGGAAGGTGCTCGCAAGGCCCTGGCAAAAGAACTGGCTGAGAAAGCCGCCGAATAACCGACTACCCCCCCCGGCGAGAAACTGTGGATGTGAGCCAACCATTTATGGCCCTGACCCACTGAAACAGTTTTCCCGCCCCTATTTGAGTGCCCAGCAATGAGCGGCTTTTCAGGGAAACCCACCACCTTCGTGGATCAGGCGATCGAGAACGACGGCTTCTGGCCGAACCTCTCCCTGGCCGAGTTCCAGAAGGGTTACCGCCTGCCGGCGGAGTACCTGGTCGACATGCTGGCCACTGATATGACCACGGCGATGATCGAGGTCAATCGAGATCTGGCCAAGCTCAAAGGCCAATGGCAAAACGCAGGCGTCACCAGCGTGGAATCTGCTGACCCTACGGTGCTGCCGGAGCGCACATTTCAAGCAGCGACGTACAAGCGCGCCGTGTATTGCCGCGCCAAGGCCAGCTTGCTGACTCAATTCGCCACCGTGACCCGCCGTGAAAGTGCGGAGAACACAGGCAAAGAACTGCCCGAGCGTGGCGAAACCTTCCTGGAGTTCAGCCAGCAGGCCGTTCGCTCGCTGCAGGGCCGTGGCCGCATTACGGCGGTGCTCCTGTGATCAAACTCCGCGCCCTCACCACGTACCTGATCGAGCGTCAACTGGTGCTGCCGGAGCAGCTCGACAGTTGGACCGACCAGGTGAACCTCGAGCTGATCTGGAAACCCGACATCGGCGGCATGCGCATGGGTGACATGCGTTACAGCGCCACGATCGCCCTGGAGCGTTTCGCCGATCACCCCGGACGCCTGATGGCGTTGGTGGGTAGCTGGCTGGAGAGCAACGACCAGGACCGCGACGAACTGCCGGCGCCAAAGTTCGACATCACCATGCTCGACGACGACCTGGCTGACGTAGACATCACCCTGGAGTTCAACGAGCCGCAATACCTGGCCGAGGATCCCGCCGGCGAGATCGAGGCGTTCGGTAAGACCTGGGCATTTGTCCCGTTTGATCTGTGGATTGCCGAACACGGCGAGGTATCGAGCCTTGGCCGGTCGTAGGACCTTCGAGCTCGACGCCCGGGGCTATCTGGGCGTGCGCGAGCAGCTGGCGTTGCTCAGCCTGCCGCCACAGCTGCGCCGACGCCTGCTGAACAACGTCACCAAGCGCGTGCGGACGATGAGCCGCAAGCGTGTGCGCGATCAGCAGAACCTCGACGGCACCCCGTTCGAAGCGCGCAAAGGCACCGGCAAGGGCAAAAAGAAGATGGAAGCGGGGCTGGCCAAGCTGATGTTGGTCACCCGCGTGAGTCCCGATGAAGCCGAGCTGGGCTGGCGGAATGCCCTGACCAGTTGGGTCGCGGCGCAGCAGCACAACGGCGTCAGCGAGCGCCGCACCGCCGCCCAGATGAAGCGCTGGAACAACGTTCCCACCGGACTGGCAGCCACGGAAAAGCAAGCCAAGCGCCTGCGCCGGCTGGGCTTCAAGGTCCGCCAGGAAGGCAAGAAATCCCTGTCCCGGCCATCGGTGGCCTGGATTCAAGAGCATGTGAACTACGCCAAGGCCGGACTGCTGATCCGCATCCTGGACGACGAAAAAGCCGAAAGCAGCGGCGCGCAGAGCTGGGAAATCACCTTGCCCAAGCGCCAGTTCATCGGCGTCAGCACCGAACGAGATACCGGTTTGCTGCTGAACCAGGTGCTCCAACAAATCCTTAATTCACCCCGCTAGCGAGGCACTGCATGGCACTCGGCAAAGTCAGCGTAAACAATCTCAATCTGGGCCAGGGTGCCGTGACTGAGATCGAGCGCTATTTCCTTTTTATCGGCGTCGGTGCGAAGAGCGTCGGCCAGCTGATTCCCTTGAACACCGACAGCGACCTGGACAGCGCCCTGGGCATCCCCGCCAGTGACCTGAAAACCCAGATCACTGCCGCCAAACTGAACGGCGGCGATCGCTGGGCGTGCCTGGCTGCGCCGATCGCGGCGGACGATGATTGGTCCGACGCACTGGAATACGCCCAGCAACAGGGGTTTTCGGTGGAGGCGGTGGTGATCACCAAGCCGGTGACCGCTGCAGCTCAGTTGTCGGCGATGCACGACGCGGCCATCGCGCTGAACAACGTCTACGGTCGTCGCGCATTTGTGATGGCGGCGAGTGCCGGCATCACCGTGCTGCAGACCTGGGACCAATACCTGATCGAGCAGCGGGCCATCACCGCAAACCTGGCCGCGCCGCGTGTCCTGGTCGTACCGCAACTGCACGGCAATGACCTGGGCGTGCTGGCGGGTCGTTTGGCCAACGCAGCGGTGAGCATTGCCGACAGCCCCATGCGTGTGGCGTCCGGCGCCGTGCTGGGCTTGGGGGCGATTCCTTCCGACGTTGACGGCGTGCCGCTGCCATCGGCGATTCGTTCCGAACTGGATAAGGCGCGGTTCTCTGTGTCGCAGACCTATCCCGATTACCCGGGCGTGTTCTGGGGCGACGGCAACATGCTCGATGCGCCGGCGAGCGACTTCCAGGTGGTCGAGTACCTGCGCCTGGCTGACAAGGCCTCTCGCCAGGTGCGCCCGCTGCTGATCCGCCGCGTGGCCGATCGCCGATTGAACAACACCCCTAACAGCATGGCCGCCGCCATCAGTGCGCTGATGAAGCCCCTCCGCCAGATGGCCAAGTCCGTCACATTCGCTGGCCAGGTGTTCCCTGGTGAGATCGAGGCGCCCAAGGACGGTGACATCGTCCTGGTGTGGCTCAGCAAAACCAAGGTCGAGGTTTACATCAAGATCCGGCCGCTCAACTGCCCGAAAGACCTGACGGCCAACATCGCCCTCGACCTTTCCAACGACGATTCGGAGTAACCCCCTATGTCACGTATTGGCGGCAAGAACTTCGACGTGAACCTGGGCGATCTGCTGGTCCACGTCGAAAGCTGCACCCTGGATGTCACCGACAACACCGCCGTGGCACAGAGCCGGGGCGTGCCTAATGGACACGTCGATGGTGACGTTGCGGCCAGCGGTGAGATGGAGTTCGACACCAGCAACTTCAATCTGCTGATCGAGGCCGCACGCAGCGCCGGCAGCTTTCGTGAGCTCGAAGCCTTCGACATCGTTTTCTTTGCCAAGGCCGGCGAAGAGGAACTGCGCGTCGAGGCGTTCGCCTGCAAGTTGAAGGTGTCCAGCCTGCTCAGTGTTGACCCGAAAGGCGGCGAGAAGTCCAAGCACAAGGTGCCGTTTGACGTCACCAGCCCGGACTTCATTCGCATCAACGGCGTGCCTTATCTGGCTGCCGCCGAGATCGAGGGCCTGCGCTGATGGTCTGCCCGTTCGATCGTGCCCAGGCGCTGGAACAACGCCAGCGTGAACAGGCGATTAACGCCCAACTCGCCAAGGCACGTCCGACCGGGCCGAGCCGCAGCCATTGCCTGGACTGTGATGAGCCGATCCCTGAGAAGCGCCAGGCGCTGGGCGGCATTACTCGCTGCACACCGTGCCAATCCCTTTTCGAGCAAGGAAAACGCCGATGAAAGTCATCAGTTGGCCCTACACCTGGCCGCACTTCGCCGCGGCTGAATTGCGCTGCAAATGTGGCAAGTGCAACAGCACTGGCGCCGAGATGGATCCGGCGTTCATGGCCGAGCTGGTGACACTGCGTCAGCAGTTTGGCCGGCCCATGGCGCTGAGCAGCGCTTACCGCTGCCCGAAGCACCCGGTGGAGGTGAACAAGCCTGCACCAGGTGAACATTGCACCGGCCTGGCGGTAGATGTGCGCTGCCGTGGTGAAGACGCGGTGGAAATCCTGCGCCTGGCCATGAACCTGAAGTTCACCCGCTTCGGCATCAGCCAGCGCGGTAACGCTCGTTTCCTGCACCTGGGCATGGCGCCGGCCGGTGGCCGATTCCCCAGTCCCGCGATCTGGAGCTACTGAATGCCCCGCAACCGTAAACAGTTGCTCGTACCTGCTGGCGTGCTGATGGCGGTGCTTCTCATGCAATGGGACAGCTTCGCCGAGTACTTCGAAGGCTCCTATGCGGACGACGTGGCAATCGTCGCTGGGGCGTACTGCCTGGCCCCTGAAAAGTGGCGCGGCATGTTCCGTCAGGTGATCGATGACGCTGCTGCGCCGAACAAGATCCGTGTGGAGTGCGCCGCCGATGGCCTTTAGGAGCGAGCTGGTCGTCAAGGCCGTGAAGGGCACCAAGCAATGGCAGCTGATCAGGCCGCTGTTCTACCTGACGGCCAGCAACAAGCTGGTGACGGTGCCCAAGTGCTACCGCACCGACCTGGCCAGCGTACCCCGGCCGGTCTGGTGGTTGATCCCGCGTGACGACGAGTGCGCCCGGCGCCCGTCGGTGGTGCACGACTTCATTTACTCCCACGGCACCTGGACCTTCACCAAGGCCGAGGCAGACCGGATCTTTTATGACGCCTTGCTCGAGGAGGGCATGCCCAAGCCTCTGGCCTGGCTGATGTACGCCGCCGTCCGGATTGGCGGGCGTGGCAACTGGAGCGCGTGACATGGAGCTTTCAGCCATGGCCGTGAGCGTACTGCTGATGCTGACCGAACTGGTTTTGACCGGGGTGGTGGGCTTTCAGATGTACCTCTTCAAACAGATCAGCGCGGCCCGTCGTGAGCACCTGGAGTTTCGCATTGAGGTCGCTGAGCGATACGTGCGGGCCGAGCACATCGATAAGGCCATGGAAAAGCTGGAAGACCGGCTGGAACAACGCCTGCAGCACCTTTTTAACCAACCCCCACAACGGAAAAGAACATGAGCGAAAAACGCGATATCACCCTGGAAGTCGGCGCCCAAGAATTCACCTTCACCCTGACGCCCCAAGACGTGACCAAGTACTTCAACGCCGTGACCGCCAACAACAAGGTGGCGCCATCCCACAACCTGCTGAGCAACACCGTCGTGGCCGAGCAGCGCGCCGATCTGCGCACGTTGTTGGCCAACCCGGTGATGACCATGCAGATCGCCGGTGCCCTGCTCGAGGAGTACGCGCCGGACGTTGAGATCATCGTAAAAAAGCACTCGACCACGCTGAGCGCCTGAGCGAGGACGGACTAGGCCAGCTGCTGGCCTTGTCCAGTCGCTGGCTACCTGGTCAGGAGCCCACACCCGAGGTGATGGGCACCGCCAAGTGGCTGGAAGACGAACACTGGAAACGCATGGAAATCGCCGTGGCTAACGGCATCGCCCATGCTCTGAACGGATAAAAACACATGGCTGACCGCGCCGCCCGCCTGGCCTTCATCTTGAGCCTGACCGACAAGGTCACCGCGCCCCTGGGCAAGGTGAAAATGGGTTTTTCCGACCTTGCCGAACAGGGCGAAAAGAACATCAAGACGATGGGCTTGGGCTTGGGCGGTTTGGTGGGTGCTGGCGTGGCGATCACCCAGTCCTTGGCACCCGCCCTGGAGATGAACCGCGCCCTGGGCGAGGTCAGATCGCTGGGCGTGGCCGAAGACGCGCTGACCGCGCTCAATCAAAAGGCGCTGGAGTTCTCTGTTGACTACGCCGCCAACGCCCGGGATTTTGTGGCATCGGCGTCCACCATCGATGGCGCCATCAAAGGATTGACCGCCAGCCAGCTGAGCTCGATCACCAACACCAGCAACGTGCTGGCCAAGGCGACCAAGGCCGACGCGGAAACCACCAGCGCCTACGTGGGCACCATGTACAACCTGTTCAAGGGTCAGGCGGACGCCTTCGGCAAAACCGAATGGATCGAGAAGCTGGGCGGGCAGACCGCCCTGGCGGTGAAGCTGTTCCGCACCGATGGCGCGCAGTTGAAGGATGCCTTCAAGGAAGTCGGCTCGATCGCGACCACGGCGGGTGTGGACCTGGCCGAGCAGTTCGCGGTGATCGGTTCGCTGAGCAGCACCATGGAAGGCGGCGACGCCGGCGGCATCTACAAATCATTCTTCGAGAACATCGGCAGCGCCTCGGAAAAGTTGGGGATGAAGTTCGTCGACCAGAACGGCAAGTTGCTGCCGATGCTCGACATCCTTGGCAAGTTGGAGGGCAAGTTCGGTGATCTGAACAGTGCCAACGCGGGCGCCAAGCTGATCGATGCCTTTGGCGGCGAAGGCGCGCGCGTGATCACGGCACTGGCCAAGGACACCGATCGCCTGCGCATCGGCATGGATCAACTGGGCAAGATTCGTGGCCTGGAGAGCGCCGAGCAGATGGCCAAAGCCATGGTCGATCCGTGGGCGCAATGGACGTCCCTGGTCGAAAGCATGCGCGCCCTGTTTGGCCAGGTGCTGATCCCGGTCCTGGCGCCGTTCATGGAAAAGATGGTGGCGATCGGCAAGGCTCTGATGCGCTGGGTCACCCTGTTTCCCAACATCACCCGGGTGATCGGCATCACCGCACTGACCATCTTCGGCATCATCGCCGCCATGTCCCTGCTGACCCTGGCGGTGGGCATGTCGAAGATGGTCTGGCTGGGGATGCTGACCGTCTGGAAGCTGCTGAACTGGACCGGCTACCGCAGTATCGCCATGTTCCTGTTTCACACCGTCATGACGATCGCCTTCGTCGCCGGCCTGGTGCTGCTGTACACCTGGATGGGCCTGGTCAAAATCGGGATGGTGGCGTGGCAGGCCGCTATCTGGCTGGTCAACGGCGCGCTGCTGGCCAACCCGGTGCTGTTGATCGTTGTCGGCATCGTTGCCCTAGTCGCGGCGGTGGTCGCCGCCATCTACTACTGGGACGAATGGACCGCCGTGCTGATGAACAGCGCCGTCTTCCAGTGGGTCAGCGATCAGTTCAAGACCCTTTCCGACTGGTTCAGCTCCATTGGCGGCTGGTCAGCCATGGCCAAAGGCGCCTGGGACAGCATCGTCGGCGTCTTCTACAAGGCCATCAACAGCTTGATCGAGATGATCAACAGCATCCCGGGCGTGAACATCGAAGCGCGCTTTGGCGGCATGCCGGAAATACCAGGCGTCGACGCTGCAGTGAGCGCGGCCACTACCGCCAACGCATCGCAACCGGCTCAGCAAACCATCAATGCAGCAATCCCAAGCCTCTCACCGTCGCGGCCAACGGCCGTGCCCCGGGGTGGGTTGCTGACCAGCATTCAGAACAACAGCAGCCAAAACAAAGGCACGCATGTCGAGAAGGTTGAGATTCACACCGCCAAGCCAATGACCCCGCTCGAGCTGGAAAACATGGTCGCGATGGGGGTGGGCGGATGAGCCTCTACATCGATCTGCTGATCACCCATAACGACCTGACCCTGGACCCTTCGAACCAGCCGCTGCTGGTGGACGATCGGGCCAGCATCGCTCAGGACATCGGCCACATGATCCGCGAAAGCGGGCTGCTGGTGACGCTGGTGGCCGAGCGCGATCGTTTCCGCCAAGCCGACTGCATCCAGCAACTGGAGTTGCTGGTCGAGGCCGACGTGCGCCTGGTACCGGGCACCGTGCGCATCCTGGAAGAAGAGAAGGGCCGGTACCTGGTCACGGCAAAAACCGTTGAATTTGGATCTGTCGAGGTAGTGCTGTGAGTGACGTGGACTTCAAACAGGCGTTGAGCGACGCCGGCATACCGACCACCGAGGCCAAGTTGCGCGCCGCGTGGGAGCTCGAGGTCGTCGCCCAAGGCAGCAAGCTGAGCAACACCAGCGCCTGGTCGCCGTTCTGGCGGGTGATCACCGCGCTGATAACCAAGCCGGTGATGTGGCTGATCGAGTTCATTGCCGGCACCGTGTTGCCGAACTTCTTCGTGAAGACGGCGACCGGCGCCTGGCTGGATATGTTGGCCTGGGCGGTGAACGTCACCCGCAAGCCAGCGACTAAGGCCGAAGGGTTGCTGCTGTTCACCCGCAGCGCCTTGGCCGGCTTGCTGGAAATTCCCGCCGGTACCCGGGTGCAGTCGATCGCCATCAATGGCAACGTCTACGAGCTGGTGACGGTGGCAGCGGCGAGCTTTGCCGATGGCGAATCGCAGATCCGCGTGCTGGCCCGAGCGAAATACGCCGGCAGCGGCTTCAATCTCGCACCAGGTTACTTTTCCATCCTGCCAGAGCCGGTGCCCGGAGTTGTCCAGGTAGTGAATGCTGACGGCTGGCTGAGCCAGCCAGGCGCCGACACCGAGCCCGACGATGAGCTGCGTCTGCGTGTGCGCAACCAGTTTTCAGCGGTCAACCAATGGCACACGGACGCGGTGTATCGCGCCATGATCGCCGCGTTCCCCGGTGTGCAACCCGACGGCGTCTATTTCGAACACAACGCGCCCCGGGGCCCCGGCAGCGCCAATGCCTTTGTGCTGTTCGAAGCGGATTCGCCGGCGGATACCTACCTGGCTGAAATCAACAACTCGATTCGCGACCAGGGCAATCATGGCCACGGTGACGACCTGCTGGTGCTGGAAATGCCGGCCACGCTGCACGCCGTGAGTTTGAAGGTCTGGCCCAAGGCTGAGGTCGGTGCCGAGCGCTGGCCAAAACTGAAGTCTGACATCGAGCTGTTCATCCGTGCGGCGTTCCGTGAGAGCACCGCGAGCGACTACCAGCCCACTCTGACGCATCCGCAATCCCGATTCTCCTTCAGCCGCCTGGGCGAGGAACTGCACCAGCAATTTCCGGGGATCGATTCCCTGGACTTCGATAACGACGACATCGTTTCTCAGCTGACCATCCCGCGCCTGACTGGGGTTGAGGTTGTGCTGAATGCTTAAGTTGAGCCTGCCTTTTTGGCTGGATGGGCCGGAGCTGGCCAAGCTCAAAGCCGCCGCGCAGTCCTGGTGGGGCAAGGTTGAGCACTGGCTGAACTGGCCGTTGCTGCAACTGGACGCCGAGACCTGCCACTTGAGCGTGCTCGATCTGCTGGCTTGGCAGCGCGACATTCAGCGCTTTCACGGTGAGCCCGAAGGGTTGTACCGCCGGCGGGTGAAGTACGCCTTCATCAATGCCGTCGACGCCGGCAGCACCTCCGGCATGGTGCGCATCTTCGAACGCCTGGGCGTGGGTTATGTGGAGATCCAGGAGCGCCTGCCGGATCTGGATTGGGACGTGGTTCTGCTGCACCTGTCCGACACGCAACTGAGCGAAAACCCGGTGCTGCTACGCGTCCTGATGCAGCAGTACGGGCGCACTTGCCGGCGTTACGACTTCGTCACGATCACCCCGGTGAAGCTGAACATCGGCGTGGCCGACTTCAACGACGACCAGCAGACCCTGATTGCCACGCTCGATGACAGCGCAAGCCGCCTGATCGTGATCAACGAGCTCGCCGTTCTCACCTTTCTGACCGATTCATTTTAGGAGCCCCCATGGGAGCGAGCATTACCCTTGCCGGCGAAAGCCTCATTGCCCAGAAACAAGGCGCTGGGGAGAAGCTTGATATCGCTCGCTTCGTGCTGGCCCTTGTTCCTGGCCTTGATCCGAATGCGCCGGTTGATAGAGCGGCTGGCAAGCCGCCGGCGGATCAGATCGTTTACACCAAAGTCTATGACCGCAAAGGCTATGTCAGCCCCAACCAGGTGATCTACAGCCTGATGGTGGGCTCCGATGTGGGTGACTGGGACTTCAACTGGATCGGCTTGGAAGCCGCCGAAGGCGTGCTGCTGGCTGTTGCCACGGTGCCGGTACAGCAGAAGCGCAAGAACATCCCGCCGCTGCAGATCGGCAACAACCTCACCCGCAACTTCCTGGTGGAGTTCAATGGCGCCCAGGCGCTGACCGGTGTCACCGTCGATGCCAGCACCTGGCAACACGACTTCACGGTGCGTCTGAACGGCATCGATCGGCGCGAGCGCATGAGTAATCGTGACGTCTTCGGCCGTGTCTGCTACCTGGCCAACAGCCTGCAGATGGAGCGCAACGGCTTCGGGTTGTATCAGCTCAAAGCAGGGACTGCCTACGTGGAAGGAATCCGCGTCGAATTGCCTGAGCCTGTCCTGGTGCAACTGCCGGCACTGCCGGCCAAAGCCTGGCTGGACGTAGCGCTGGCCCGCGAAGGCAGTGACACCGTTGCCGTATGGAAGGTGGTGTTTGGCGAGGCGCAGGCCGACTACGCCGACAGCAACGGCACAGCCCACTACGTGGTGGAGCTGGCCAGCGTGGCGGTGTCGGGGGAGATCACCGACCAACGTCAAAGCGAGCCCATCACCGACGCCCTGGTCAAACGGATCGCCCTGCGCGATGGCGACTACGAAAACCTGCGCGCCCGTGCGACGACCAAGGATGACGTCGACCTGGGCAACCTGCCCAACGCCAAAAGCGACGATCCGGAGTCCGACAGCAGCGAGATCCTGGCGACGACAAAGGCGCTCAAGGCGCTGCGCAAGATTATCGAAGACTCCGAAGTCGGGCGCATCGATACCTTTGCCATGGCCACGCCACCGCCGGGTTGGTTCCGGGCCAACGGTGCAGCGGTGTCGCGCACGGTCTATGCCGCCTTGTTCGCCAAGATCGGGACCACCTACGGCGCCGGCGACGGCGTCAGCACGTTCAATCTGCCGGACCCACGCGGCAAGTTCATCCGGGCCCTGGACGATGGCCGGGGCATCGATGTCGGCCGGGTGTTGGGCAGCTCTCAGGCTGATGAGACCCGCAGCCATACCCACACCGGTAGTTCTGGTGCGGCTGGCGGTCACAGCCACACCGGCAGTTCCGGCGCGGCCGGTAACCACAGCCACACCGCGTCGAGCGATTCCCAAGGTGCCCACACCCATACGGTGAAAGAGGGTTCGACCAACCCGAGCATGCCAGGCGGAGAGGTCTTGGCGTCCGGCGATGACGTCACTCAAGTCGCCGGCTCTTACTCAACGACGTCCACCGATGGCGCGCACGTTCACAACATCACCGTGAACGCAGTGGGCGATCACTCCCACGCCATCACGATCAACGCAATCGGCGATCACTCCCACGCCATCACGATTAACGCGACCGGTGGAGGCGAAACGCGCCCTCAAAACATCGCGTTCCTCGTTTGCATCAAGTACTGAGGCCATCCCATGGACACGAAAATCGTCTACCAAACCGATCACCTGGGCATATTCACCGGAACCGCCGTGGCCGATCGTTCGCCGCTGGAGCCCGATGTCTGGTTGATCCCGGGTGGTTGCGTGGAAGTCCCGCCGCCGGCGGTACCGGAAAAGAAGGCAGCGTTCTGGGATGGTCGGCGTTGGCAGTTGGTTGACTCCTATCAGGGGCTGACGGCGTACAACATCGTCACCCGTGAGGCCCTGGTGATCGAGCGTGCGGGTTCGCTGCCGGCGGGTTACACGCTGGAAAAGCCAGGCCCGGGGCAGATCTGGGGTAACGGTCACTGGATCGATGACATCCCGGCCGTGATCGAACTGCGTTTCGTCGCCCAGCTGGCCATGGTCAACACCGCGTGTCTGCAGGAGATCACCGGCGGGTTCTGGTCGGAAGTGTTGGGCGATCGCTTTTTCTACGACACCGAGCTGGAAGATCAGCTGAACCTGACGGGCATGATCCTGCGCGGCTTGGGCGGTCTCTACGCCTGCCGCGATGAGTCGGGAGCGAAAGCTTTCCTGGAGCACACCAGCGAGCAGCTGCGTGAGATCGGCGACGAGTTCACCGAGTTCAAGCTGCAGCGCCTGCGCAAAGCCAACGACCTCAAGCAAGCTCTTGCAGCGGCGCGATCGGCATCGGACCTGGACGCGATCAACGCTGTGGTGTGGGAGTCGGCACCGGTATGACTTGGGCTCCTATCACCCTGCGCTGGCCGGAGCAGTCCACTCAGTGGCTCGACGACCTCGAGGCGGCGAAGACGCTGGCCAGCAGCGAGCTGGCCAGCACCGGGCAACGCTTGGCTAGTCTGGCCGACTTGGCCACCACTTCACCTGGTCCGGTCGGTGCTGCAGCGGAAACCGCCGTGGCCGCTGGCCGGGCGGGGCTGGCTGATGCGCTGGGCGAAGTGCCGTCCTGCCTGGTGGTGACGCCATTTCAAAGCGGGGTAGGGCAGGGCCGCGGTTACCAGCGGTACCTGTCCGCACCCAACCTGCTGCAGCAGCTGGGCGAAAAGCTCGTGGACACCGGCGACGACAGCCGCCCGGCGGGCTCGCAATATGCCTTGGCCGTGATGTTCCTGGGCACGCGCTACGACAAGTTCGCGGCGACCTTGGCCCGATTCAATGCCGTGCTGCCCATGTCGGACCTGCAGCGCGCCGAACGCCGAGCGAAAAACCTATTCGCCTTGGACGCGGAAAAGTGGGAATTGCCCACCGCCGGCACACTGCCGCGCTGGGGCGCATTGCCGCTGGAGCGTTGCACCGTGACCAAGGCCGCCACGCAAGCCTTGAACGGTCAGCTGTCGTCATTGGAAAGCTACGCGGACAGTTCGCCGATGGCCGATCTGTCGAAACTGGCCGACCGTAAAGCCAGCCAGGCCCAGGCACAGGCGCAGAAACTCGCCGACCTCAAGGCGCAGTTTGCCGGCGGTACCGCCGACGACAGCATGCGCGCCCGCCTGATCGGTCCGGGCAATGCCGCCGAGTTGCGTCACCAGCTGCTGCAGGGCGAAGCCCCTGGTCATGAGTGGGGACTGTCCGCCGGCGTGCTCCTGGTCGGCTCTCTGAAGGGGTTGTCGTTCGTCCGGGAATTGGTGGGCCTATGACCTTATTACTCGATGGCGAACAGGTGCGCGGCAAAAACCTCAAGGTCACCGCCAACCTGCGAATCGAAAGCGACGACCTGTCGGGGCAGACCAGCAACACCGATTCGGCGCACAAGGGGTTCAAGCCCAAGACACTGGCCGTCACCTTGTTGATTCCCTTCGCCGATGCGGAGCACCTGCGCAACCTGATGCGCCTGGCTGAGTCGACCGGCACCGGTGGCGAGCTCAAAACCTACCGGGTGGTCAACGATACCGCGGCTGCGTTTGGCGTTCGCCAGGTGCAGTTCTCCGACGGTGTCAGTGCCCGAGAAGACGACTCTATTAGGGCCTGGCTCGTGCAATTCACCCTGGCGGAAAAGCTCTCCAACCCTGAGCGGGTGGAGGCCCGCCGCGCTGGCAAAGCGGTGAACCAGCAAGGCGCCCCGGGCCAGTCCGTAACTGCATCAGGTGCGGGTGCCAGTGGAGCGGACGCCCCAGGTCAGGAGCTCACCGGCTTTGAAGCCACCCTGAAAAAACTGGATAACTACCTGGGCGGTGGGTCATGAGCATGAAATTGCACAAGGTACTGACCATCGGCGGTGTCGTTTACCCCCTGGTCAGTGATGACGTCCGCCTTGAACTGCGCACCCCCGGCCGCGCCACGCTGACCATTCAGGCAGCGGCGCCGGTGAAAGGGCTGGTGACGCTGGATATTGGCTACAACGACAGCCCGCTGCAGCGCCACTTCATCGGCTACGTCGAGCGCTGCACCTCGTCCAACGCGATCGAGCAGGTGCTGTTTTGCCGCGAGCTGGCCGCGATCCTGGCCAACCCGTTGCCGATCAACCTGCGCCATGCCGACCTGAGCACCGTGCTGGCCGACATCAACCAGAAAACTGGACTGAGCTTTCGAGTTCCAGACAAGGCGTACGCCAAGCTAAAAGCCCCGTTCTTTTACAACCTGGCCGCTGGCTACCAGGCCATGGACAGCTTGGCCCGGGTGTTCGGGATCGCTGACTTCATGTGGCAGCAGCAAGGCGACGGCGAAGTGTTTGTGGGCAGTTGGGCTGACAGCTTCTTTGGCTCCCGATCGCCGCTGCAGCTGCCCGTTGCGCTGTTCGACGGTTATCAAAACAACCAGAGCGCGATGATTGCGGCCCTTCCCGGGTTGCGACCAGGTGCATCCATCAACCAAGGCGAGCGGATCACCCAGGTGACGCTCACCGGCAACCAAATGGCGATCCGATGGAAGACGCAATCCGCCGCAGCGTAGAGCGGCAATTCCCCGAACTCACCGGCGGTTATCACCTACCGCGCTTTGCCCGGGTCGTTGGTGTGGCCGACGCGCCGGCCGGCGCCGGGATCTGCGACGACTTCCGTCCGCGCTTTGCGGTGGACCTCGAGCTGCTGGGCGAGGACGACGAGCCGGATCCAGCGTTGCCAGTGTTGGCCGGCGTGCCGCTGCCAATGCCGATGGGCGGCGACGAGATGGGTTTTTTCGCCTTCCCGGAAGAGGGTACCCGCGTGGTTGTGTGCTTTGCCTACGGCCTGCCGAGCAAGCCGTTTATTCAGGCGATTCTGCCGCATGGCTTGAGCCTGCCCAAGGTGCCGAAAGGTGACCAGGTGTGGCAGCACAGCGACGCCGCCCAGCAGCGCGCTGATGCGGACGGCAACTGGCTGCGCCAGACCGATGGCCGAATCCTGGACAAGTCGATCGATCGCGAAGTGGAGAGCCTGAGCAACGTCGAACGGCATCAGAGCAGCACGGTGGACGTGGACGACCATTCAACCGAATCGGTCGGGGGCATCAAGACGATCGAGGCGATCGGCGCGCTGAAGCTGCTATCGGGTGGGGCCGCGAGTGTCGCCGCACTGGATGATTTGCACCTGGCCAGCGGCCGCGACCTCAACCAGGTGGTGGGCCAGAAGCTGAACCTGACAGTGGGTGGCCAGCTGGAGGAGCGTATCGAAGGCGCCCGCCGCAGCATTGCACCCACAACCTGGCTGGGTTCTGAGTCGGTGAACGTGCTGCAGGTGCTGTGCGACCTGATCGACGTAGTTATCCAGATGAATGCCGATATCGCCAGCCACCAGCACGGATCCAGCCCAGTCCCAACCAACGCGGCGAGCTTCGCCGGTCATGCCGGTACCGGCGCACAACTTTCTGGGCAACTTCAGCCCATCACCGGAGCTTAATTTGGAACTCAAGAACTACTTTGCTCAGGACCAACTCGGCAACGCACTGCCAGGCGCCACCTGCTACCTGTATGACCGTGGCACCGAGAACTTGGTCTCTCCCCTGATCAAGGCCAATGGTGAACGCTTGACGAATCCCTTCACGACCAGCCCAAGTGGTATGGCCCAATTCGCTGCGGCAAATGGCATCTATGACCTGCGGATCGTGCAGGGGCCCCGAGACTACCGGGTAAATATCCAATGCAATGACGTGACAGAAGATGTTGCAGCAGCAACTGCAGCTGCTGCGCGTGCTGAAGTGGCGCGTGATGCTGCCCAGCTCTCATCGGGAGTTTTCCAGAGCGTGGCAAGCGGCTTGGCAGCTACGCCTGACGGCAAGTACTTCAGCGTTCCAAGTACTGCCAGCACTGAATCAATGATTCTCTACAAGAACAATGCAGGTTCGGCGAGCGAGGTCACTCGCTACCCCAGTGTCGGTTCGGTCACCGAGATTGCACGCCGCACCTTGGCGATCCCTAACCTTGCAGCGAGTCGTATCCCGTTGGTAGCAACCGAGCAAGGCCAAGTGGCTTTGTGGCTTGAGGATGGCTTACTCGCTGCGCCCAACTTGGCACCTGCTCTGCGAGAAGCCGTGCTGAAGGAAGTCATTAGTAGATCGGCCGCCCCCACCAGTCAGATGCTACCGCTGATCATGAATGAAATTGGACAGGTGGTGATGTGGCTGGAGAAGGGGCGAGTGAACGCTGCGGGTCTTGGATCTAGTATCCGAGAAGTCATTCAGGAAGTTGTTAAAGCCACTGCATATAACCCCGCTATGATGCCGTTGATGTTCACCGAAGGCGGGCAAGTTGCGCTGTGGATGAAAGATGGGCGTTTCAATGCCGCTGGACTTCACACAACTATAAACGAATTGATTCAGGCTGCCCTGGTACCGTACAACGCCGTCAAGGTAACTGACGGTTCTAGTTTGTTTGCTTACCGGGAAAAAATTGCAAACGCCTTGGGTGGCAATGGAATTGCCCGAGTAATTTTTACCGGCGATTCGTGGACTGAGCATTTAGCTGAAACCGCCCAACCTCTTTCCAAGGCTCTCTATGACGCTTATGGTCAGTCAGGCCAAGGGTGGGTGGGGATGGATGCTGATGAAGGTGGTGCAAGCTCTACAAAAAGTCAGTTGCTCAATGGAGCTCGCCTGATTAAGTCGGCCGGCTGGCAACTTGCTGATATGAATCCCGCTAATACCGACTCACTGGATGGTCACTCAGCAATTGCTACCGGGGTCAGTGATACGATCAATATTACAGGATTAAAAACCCAAGCGCTTAAATGGTATTACAAGGATGCCGATGGTGTCTTTCGATATACGGTAGATGGTGGCACTCCTGTTACTATTGTTTGTGGTAATACTGGGCTTAAGAAGAGTTTCGATATTACTGGTTTGGCTGATGCTGCGCATTCCATTGTATTCGATCTCGTAGGTAATACGGGAACGGTGACAATGTACGGTGGTATGGCGACCCGCACGGAATCCGGCGTTGAATTTTCCAAGGCTGGGAATGGTGGATCAACCGCGGTTCAGTGGAAGTCGATTGCTCCCTTTGTGGAGGCGTACGCCGCGGATATTAAGCCGGATCTTGCGATAATTATTTTAGGTACCAATGATAAAAACCAGAATATTGCTAAAGTGGACTTTAAGAGCGGTGTGCAAGCATTGGTCGATGCATATCGAGTAGGGTCACCCAATTGTGGAATTGTACTAGTTACACCAACGCTCGCCCGATCGGATACTGATTTGGGGCTGTTGGTCGGTTATGCGGAAGCCATGGCGGAAATTTCTAAAGCTACAGCCGGTGTGGAGTTTATTAATCTAAACGCTTACATGCCACCGCGTGCAACATCTTATGCGCTTGGGCTTTGGGCTGACTCACTACATCTATCGGAAGCGGGTGGCAGATTTGTAACTGGTCTGCTCATGAAATACTTCCTGAAAACAAACTAAGGAATAAATATATGTCGAACGCTTTGAATTTAGGTAGCATTGTTCTTCCAGGTGACAATTATCCATCTATTTTTGGTTTTAATATTCCTGTTACTTCGGGGCTCGAGGGGGCATATCTCTTTGGTGATGGGCTTAATCAAGTTGGCCGAAACTACGCTCCGGGCAAGTCGAACGCTATGGTTTCTGGCGGGCCTGTGGCCGGTGGGGGGTTTGCCTCATTTGGGAGCGGCTACCTCAATACCGGTATCTCTGAGACTGCCGATATGACCATTATCTCGGTGTGCAGAGATTCTTCAGGATTTGCTGATCCGCAACCCGGGTTCGTGGGCAACAACATCAGTCTGGTCGCCGGTGGTGTCGCGTTGGCCACTGGCTCGGGAGGCGCGGCCCTTCGTGGCCAGGCGGTCAAGGATGCGCTCTCCGACTACGCTACGGTGGCCGCCACGACGTCAAATTTCGTGTTGGTCGCATATCGAGCTCGAAGCTCGGTTGCCAGCCAGATTTCCAACTTGACCTCGGGGGTGAGCGCGGTTGCAGCATCAACGGGTGTTCGCACGATTGATCCGTCACCCATCCTGGTTGGGCGGCTTCCAAGTCTTAACTTTCAAGGACCCAACGATCAAGCCGTGTGCCTCATCTACTCGCGAGCCCTGACAGATGCAGAGCTCAGCCTGGTCGCCGCGTGGGTCCGTGGTTACTGCACCTCGAAAGGCATCACCGTCTGATAGTTCTCGAATGAATTGAACCCGCTTCGGCGGG